AGTATTTCGATACGATTTTTAGAATTTAGATTTTGCATAGTTATTTTATTTAGTTATTATTAGTATTAATTTGCTTACAGTATTATTATCCGATATAACTCGTATTTAGTTTGTAATATTTATTTAGTTATTAAAAACTGTGACATTAGGGTATTAAGCTAAGTATAGTAAGGGGCTATTGTCACACTTTTATAACAGTTTGTATTATTTATTTAATTCGTTTTGAAGTAAAATTATTTGTTCAATTAAGTCATAATTATTCCATTCCGTTAATTGGTCGAAGGTAAAGTTAGTAGTCATATTATTTATTATTTATTGGTTACATTTATATTATCCGATATAACTCGTATTTAGTTTGTAATAAAAAAAGCATAAATGTTTAGAAAATGTGTGGCAAAAAATCCCGATATATACGGAAAAAGGTTGTAAAAAGTCGGCGGGGGTGGTCTAGAGATTGCGTTTTTCCTAGAGAATGCGCTTCCCGGAGGAGAAATATAACACCATACCCCCAAATATGTAACATTTTTTTTAAAAAGTATGACACTAGCCTATTAATATATACTAGTAAGGGGCTTATGTCACAGTCTTGGTAAATAAGCGGCGATATGTGTAAGTATATATAGATATGGAAACACAACGATTTATGGGTTCCGGGCAACTAGTGGATAGACTAATGGCTCAGGTTGGAGACAAGGGCTTTGCTATAGCATTATTGAAGAAACGTGGCGATATGACGCCAGGTGGAGAGCTAACAGCTAAAGGAAAATCTAGAAATCGAATGACAGCAGAAGAAAGAGCACTAGATAGAGCAGATGAAACCTCAGCGTCTGCTACATATAATCCAAAAACAAACAGAGTTACAAAAAACACATAAAAAATGGCAATAGCACAAGCATATCCACTAGGTACACCTAAGTTAAATGATCTATTATTAGGTACATCGGTACCTGATGCTGATGAAGAGAACGAACTTGTTACCAGAAACTTCAGCGTAAGTGATGTAATAAGCCTTATAGAGTTCACGCCTATACCAGGCACGGGAACAGTTAGAAGCGTAGGTCTTAGTATGGATGGAAACGCTGTTGTTGTAAGCAATTCTCCTGTAACATCTATAGGTGTTTTAGATATATCATGGATTGGTGATAGTTCGCAGTATGTAAACGGTGAAGGTAACCTTGTTGCTTTTCCAGATATTCCATTTACAAGTCTTACTACTACAGGTACTGGCGCTGCTACTTTAGCGGCAGGAGTATTAAACATACCTACTCCTCAAATACCAGATGCTATAACACTTACTACAAATGGGACGTCAGGTGCTTCTACTTTAATAGGTGGGGTTTTAAATATACCTAACTATACATCAAGTCAACCCGGAACTGGAACCGTAACTCGCGTGGGTGCTTTGAACGGGGATTTTGTCTCTAGTGTTTCCGCGGACATTACAACCTCTGGTGATTTAACATACGATTTAAGTGCTACAGGTACTAAGGACGCTACTACATTTCTTAGAGGTGATAACGTTTGGGCAGCACCTTCTTTTGATGGCTTACCTTACCAATCTTATGCAGCACAGGTTGCAGTTACAAACATACAAGGCACTCCATTATACTCTCAAAATGTAATATACAACACAACAGGACGAGCTTTTACATACGCCACTGAATTTACTCAAGCTCCTGCTTACGACTACTCAACGATCACACCAAACATAGCATGGGTAGATATTGATAAAATAATGGTATTTGTAGACGGAAAGCAAGGAAGTTTAAATAGCGCTCACACAATTGATTTCACAGGTCAAGGATTAGATGTTATAAGCTTTAAAACAGGTGATTCTGCAAATCTGTTTATAGAAATAAGAGTATACCCAGCATAAAAACATAAAACATGGCTAAAATAAACATATACCCAATAGGTACACCTAAGTCTAGTGACTTACTAGTTGGTACATCGATACCAGATCCTAACACAAATAAATTACCTAAAACTAAGAATTTTAAAGTTAGTAATATAACTTCTTTGATAGCGGCTGAAATTCCACAAGGCGTACCAGGTCCAGCAGGGCAAGATGGAGCTCCTGGAGCAAACGGTACTAATGGTACAAATGGAACAAACGGTACAAACGGAGCAGATGGCGCGGATGGAGCACCTGGTGCTAATGGAGCAGATGGTGCTAACGGGCAAGATGGTGCTCAAGGTCCAGCGGGTGCGGATGGAACGTCTATAGAAATACAAGGAACTAAACCTACTGTAGCTGATTTACCCGCGACTGGTAACACAGTTGGTGATTTATGGATTATAGATCAAACAGGTGGTGGCGCTACTGCTGGAGATGGTTACGTGTGGACTGTAGGAAACACTTGGTTGAACATCGGACCTTTAAGAGGACCTGAAGGAATACAAGGTATTGCAGGAGTAAACGGAACCAATGGTACAAATGGGACAGATGGTGCAACAGGCGCTACCGGTCCAGCTGGAGCTGATGGTGTTGATGGTGTTGATGGAACGAATGGTACAGACGGAGCTCCTGGAGCTACAGGTCCACAAGGACAACAAGGTATACAAGGATTAACTGGTGAACCTGGAGGTGTAAGCTCAGTTACTGCAGGTACTAACATAGTTTTATCAGATACAACAGGAGACATCACTGTTTCGGCTCCAGATGTAGTTAAAAATAACGAAGATATTTGGACATCCGTGCCTAAGATAACACAGATTGTAACATTGACACAGGCTCAGTATGACGCTGGGTTTGGCTCTAACCAGAACTGGCTAACTGTAATAGTGGGGTAATGGGGGATTTTAAAATAAACGGCGTAACTCCAACAAACATTCAGCTTAATAGCATGGATGTACAGAAAATATACAATGGATCTGAACTTGTTTGGCCTCCATCAACACCCTCTGGACAAGTAGAAATATGTAATCTAATTTGGACAGACACAAACTCTAATGAAACAGAGTTAATTGCAGGTGGTAATATACCTATCTCAACCAATGGAGTTGAATGGAGAGCAGCTTGGATCAACCAAACCCCAGCTGCTTGCTATTGGGATTTTGACGCTAATAACGCTAGTTATGGATTGATTTACAATTATTTTGCTAAAAACTTAGTGAAACCACCAGTTGGCTTTAGGTTGCCAACACCTAGTGATTTTAATACTTTAGAAACCGCACCATGCTTTCCATCCCCTACTCCTAATGGAAATAAAAATAGATACGGTGCAAGCCCTGGCAATTGGGATCAATCTTTATTAACCAACACAACTGAGTTAGGTGATAGCGGTTTTAACTCTCAAGGGTATGGCTATACATCAGTTGCATCGTCATCACAAGGGGGTATTCTTTTTAGTTTACCTCAACGAGCTGAGGGATATTGGACAGATATAGCTTCAATCTCCACTATTGGATGGGGGTTGCAAATTACACCCCAAGGTGATTTAGGACCTCTTGGGTTTTCCGATGCGAACAGTTGGGGTTTATTTATCAGATTTGTTAAAGACGCATAAAATAAAATAAAAATATATGGCTAGAATTAGCGCATACCCTAAACATTTACCTGTACAACCAGAGGATTATTGGATTGGCACAAGAGCTAGCAACTTAATGACTAGAAACTTTACGGCTGAAGCCGTTGGTGAGTATATAAACATAACTGGAACTATATCTATATCAGCTTGTATGCTTTATAAGTTTGAAGTATCAGGTGCAAGCGACGGTGATATAACCGGTGTTCCAAATCTAACGCCTTTCTCAAACATAACGTCGTTAAATATAAATGCTATAGATATTAGCGGACAAAATACAGTTGGGTTTTTAGATTACATAGTAGGTACCGAAATACTTATTAGTGAACAAAACGAAATAAGTACTTTTGGTCATTACAAAATAGATTCATACACTCAAATTGGTGTAACAACTTTTTACACTTTAAACCTAACCTTCATAGGTGGTAGCGGTTATATTGAAAAAAAGAAAATATATGATACGTGCTCTTTTGTTTTAGCTAGCGAGGACTTAGACACGACCTACGAGTTAGATTCCATACAAAACGGTCCTAATTCAGATATAAGACTTATAGGTAGTGATTTAACAGAGAATATAGTAAAATTACAAGCTGGTACAAATGTGACACTAACCGACACAGGTAGCAATATACTAATAGATGTGACAGTTGTTGGAACAGTAACCAGTATAGATGCTTCTATAGATGGAGACTCTTTAAGTGTAGCTGGTGTACCTATTACAAGCGCTGGAACTATAGCGTTTAACTGGGAAGGAACTAATTTACAGTATGTAGATGGTGAGGGTAACTTGCAAACATTTCCAACTATACCAACAGGTACAGTTACTAGCGTAGGTCAAACACATGCTGGTAATGCATTTTCAGTAACTGGATCTCCAATAACCACAGCTGGAGTTTTAGCTATAGGTTTAAATGGTAACGCAACTCAATACATAGACGGTGCTGGTGATTTACAGACTTTTCCAGCAATACCGGTAGTACCTAGTAATATAGTTGAAACTTTAGATACAACTGACGGTACATACATAGATCTTACACCTACCATACCTACTACTGGTGATGTTGTTGTAACAGCTGACTTATCAGCTATAGATGGAAATGCAGCTGCAGGAGAACGTTATTTAACTAAAACAAATAAGTGGGCTGAGATAAGCACAATACCTGGAACTTACGAGTGGGAAATACAAGGAGACACTGGCGGACCAACTGTAGTTAATTCAACAGATATAGTAACTTTTGTAGGTGGAACAAACGTGTCTACCGCACTAGTTGGTACAACTTTAACTATAGACGCTACAGATACTAACACAACTTACGACTTAACAGTGCCAGTTGCTACTACTGATATAACATTATTAGGTAGTGACGCTTCATCTGATTCTGTAACACTAACCGGTGGAACTAACATAACAGTTACCAGAGTTAGCGCGACAGAACTTTCTATAGATGGCACTGACTTAAATACAACTTACAATTTAGAAGGCGTTGGTTCTGTGGATGGAACAGCTGGTGTAAGACTAGCAGGTTCAGACGCTTCTAATGACGATGTGTTAATTATAGGCGCAGGAACTACAACAGTTACCAGAAGTCTTAACACCTTAACAGTAACTTCTAACGATCAGTTTGACGGTACAGTAACAAACGTAAGCGCTTCAACAACAGGAGACGCTTTAGATGTAGCTGTTACTAATCCAACAACTACACCTGACTTAGACTTTACATGGGCAGGTACTGCAAGTCAATACGTAGATGGTCAAGGTGATCTTCAAACATTTCCAGCTATACCAACTGTAGGAGATGGAACTTTAACGGTTCAAGGAACTGGAGTTTTAGGTGGAACCGGCACATTCACAGCAAACCAAGCTGGAAATACAACTATATCAGTAACACACGATTCTCAGGCTCAAACTAACACAACTCCTTCAACCACTTTAACGCATGGCGGAACTTTTACGGCTCTTTCATCTAATGTAGGTGTTAACTCTTCAGGTCATGTTACAGGTCAAGAACTCACAACTTTTACACTACCAACAATACCTACTAATATAGTAGAAACATTTAGTAACAACAACACAGGAGTGTATGTAGCTTATGGAAATATAAACTCAAGCGCAACAGGTGATGTAAATATCGGTGAAGTTGATTTAACAGCACTAGATGGTAACGCTGTTACTGGTGAAAGGTATTTAACTAAATCTAATACATGGGCTACTGTAGCTTCGATACCTGGAACATATTCGTGGACTGTAGCTGGAGATTCAGGTAGCGAATCTGTGTTAAGCGGAGATACAATTAGCTTTATTGGTGGTACAAATGTTACAACATTGTACGACACAGTTTTAAATGAGTTAACTATAAACTCTACAGATCAGTTTCAAGGTACAGTAACTTCAGTAGCTACTACACACGCTGGAAATGCCTTTACCGCAAATATAGGTGGCGTAGCCACTGTGAATCCCTCTGTTGATATCACAATGAACGGCTCTTCTGTTGAATACGTTGATGGTGCTGGAAATTTACAAACCTTCCCGACTATACCACAAGGAGATGTAACAGATGTAGAGGGTGGAACCTATATAACGACCGTAAACTCTACAGGTCCAATTGTAACGGTTAACCATGATTTAACTTCAAGAACAGACAATACTTCTACTATAACTCCAGCTGCAGGTGATACCGTAACAGCTGTTGACTCAGTTACAACAAACACCACTGGTCACGTAGAGGCAATAAACTTAAAATCAATAGTACTACCAACAGCTTCTGAATCATCAGAAGCTATAGATATACAAGTAAAAAATATATCTTCAGCAAACGGTGGTATTAATTTAGTAAAAGGAGATCCAGTTTACATATATGGAAGTGTTGGTGCTTCACCTAGGCTTTATGTTGATTTAGCAGATGCTGACTCTACGGCAACTAATAATTTAGGTGATAATAAAATGCCTTGTTTTGGTTTATTAGATCAAGATCTAGCACCTAACGGGGAAGGTACAGCAACTGTTGTTGGTAAATTAAGAAATTTAATAACATCACCAATAGACAATAGCACTCCAAACGAAAATGATACTATATACGTAAAATCAGGTGGTGGACTTACTTTGACAAAACCAACTGGGTCTACGAATCTTATTCAAAACGTAGGTCAAGTAGGTAGGGTAAGTACTTCAGCTGATGGTAACATTGTTGTAGCTGCTTTACTTAGATCAAACGATGTGCCTAACCTACCAACCGGTAGAATATGGATTGGTGATGGAAACACACTAGTTTCAGACACTGTTTACGTAGATGAGCCAAACAATAGAGTAGGTATTGGAACGACTAGTCCTGGCTCTAAGCTGGAAGTCGCAGGTGAGATTGACTCTGTTGGAGGTGATGGCTATTTAGTAGAAGGAGTTCCTTGGGCTAAAGGTGATTCGGGTTTGTTACAACTAGGTGATTGGGATGGCGTAGGCTACGATACTAGTATATTTGGAGCTAATGGAAATTTGGCGATTAGAACTTTAGGCGGCAACGTAGGTATCGGAACGACTAGTCCTCAAGCAAAACTTCACGTGGCAAACGGAACGCTTCGCACTTGGTCTCCTGCGAGTGGAACATCAGCTATATTCGAGAGCACAGCCAGCAATAGGAGTTTTGTTACAATAACAGGAGCTAATGAAGCTGAGCTTTGGTTTGGTAACGGCTCAGTTCAAACTAAAGGTAGGGTTAGATATGAAATGGCCACCAACAACATGGAGTTTTGGACTAATGCTACTCAAAAAATGGTTATTAATGGCTCAGGTAATGTTGGTATTGGAACAACTAGTCCTAACGAAAAACTGGAGGTAGCAGGCAGCACTAGAATAACAGGTAACGGATTAGATGTTGGTTACGCCAATAACGGAGCAAACTTTATTCAAATTGGTAACGGCAGGACTACAAACGGTTTCGCTTATATTGATCTTGTGGGAGATTCAACTTACAGCGATTATGGTCTTAGAATAATTAGAAATAGTCTCGGTGCTAATACTTCTTCTGAATTAATTCATAGAGGAACAGGGGTTTTCAACTTTAACGCCACTCAAGCAGCGAATATAACATTTAGAACTCAAAACAGTGAAAGATTACGTATTAACAGCACAGGCTACGTTGGGATTGGGGAAACTTCCCCTTCTTCTAAGCTTTACATAAAAGGAACTACCTCAACATCATCTTCTCAGCTGATGAGAATAAAATCTGAAACTGCTTTCCCCGGTGCGTCAGGTCGTATGATTGAATTTATAAGATCTAATAATGCTGTTAGGGGTTATATAAGCATGAACCAATACGGAGTTCAATACAATACGAGTTCGGATTATAGACTTAAAGAAAATATTACACCTATAAACGACGCAGTAAGTAGATTAAAAGAATTAAAACCTAATAGGTTTAGTTGGAAAGAAGGACCAAGCGATTATAAAGTAGATGGCTTTATGGCTCACGAAGTGGCTGAAGTAATACCAGAAGCTATATCAGGTGAAAAAGATGCGGTTGATGAAAATAATAAACCATCTTATCAAGGAATAGATCAAGCTAAAATAGTACCTTTATTGACAGCAGCTCTTCAAGAAGCTGTAACAAGAATAGAACAATTAGAAACAAGAATACAAAAATTAGAAAATAAATAAATATGATAACTTACGATTGGAATTGCAAAACAGTGGATGTACATCCTCAAGAGGACGAACAGACGGATGTAGTGTATAATGTACACTGGATAGTGACAGGGACTGATGGCGATTATTCATCTAATGCAATAGGTACTCAAATCGTCCCTTTAAGTGAAGGCGGCGCTTTTATACCATTTGAAGACTTAACTAATGAAATAGTTGTGGAGTGGACAAAAGAAGCTATGGGAGAAGAAACTGTAGAATCTATTGAAGCTGGTATTGCTAGTCAAATAGAATCTTTAATAAACCCTACGTCTGTAACAATGACAATAGGGGAGTAAATATTGAGTAAAACGAGTAATAATAGCCATATGCTACAAAAGCATAAAACCAATGTTAATTTTAAAACCAAAACCAATGACACTTTTTTACCAGACTGAATCGTGGAGTAGTCACCCACAACCAAGCAAAAGCCAAGTTAAACTATGGAAACACATAACTAACAAAGAAAACTGGAGAATTGTCCAGCTTATCAATGGATTTTACCAAACAGAGTACCAAGACATCGAAGATCCAGAAAACTGGCATGATGTTACCAGGCGTGAAACTTTAGAAGAAGCTGAAACAGCTATCGACCAAACAGTAGCGCATTACTTGAAGAAAGTTGAATTTATCGACGGACCTAAAGTAGTAAAAACCTTTAAATAAACCACACTCAATTAAATTAAATTAAATCAAATATGGACGCAATTGTCAAAAACCTTAACTTCGGTGAAGAAGCCCGAGTTAACGTATTTAAAGGAATAGAAAAGCTCACAAAAGCTGTTAGCTCCACTTTAGGAGCTAGCGGCAAATGTGTGATGCTAGAAGATCATACTGGAAAACCAATCATTACAAAAGATGGTGTAACAGTAGCAGATTCAATAATCTTGCGAGACCCAGTGGAAAACATGGGAGCTACGCTTTTAAAAGAAGCAGCAAGAAAAACAGTGAGAGAAGCAGGTGATGGTACAACCACCGCTACGGTCTTAGCTCACGCTATATTAACTGAAGCTTATAAGGTTTCAGATAAAACAAACTCAAGAGAATTAAAAGAAGGTATTAGTAGCGGTGTTGATAAGGTTATAAAATACCTAGAGAGTGTTTCGTTACCAGTTGAAGGGGACATGATTGACAACATTGCCACAATATCTACAAATAACGATCCAAAGCTAGGTAAAGTTATAGCCGATGCTTTTAGAGCTGTAGATAACACGGGGATTGTAATGATGGAAACGTCACAAGATGGAAAAACAGAAGTTGAGGTTGTAGATGGCGTTCAATATGACAAAGGTCTTACGAACTCTCATTTTATAACTAATGTTCAAAATAAATCAGCTGAACTAGACAATGCGTTAGTGTTGTTAATAGAATCACCAGTTGATACAATAAGACAGATTCAATCTGTGCTAGAGTATGTAATAAAAAACAATAAGCCTTTGCTGATTATCGGCGACTTAGAACAAGGTGTTTTATCTGCTTTAGCTATGAACAAAAATAAAGGCAATATAAGAGTTAACGTTATAAACGGTCCTACTCAAGGCGTCAACAAACAGGAGGTGTTACAGGATTTAGCGCTTCTAACAAATGCTACGATTATAAATGAGGATTTAGGTGACGATATGGATTTAATCCAACCAGAGCACCTAGGAACGTGTTTAAAAGCCGTTACAACTCATGCTGAGACTATACTTCAATTTGAAGAATCAGGACCAATGATTTTAGCTACAATTGACAAGCTAAAAAGAGATTTACTAGAAGCTACGCAGGCTTATGAGATAATTAAGCTCGAAAAAAGATTAGGTATGCTTTCTGCTAGAGTAGCAATTGTGAAAGTAGGTGCTAATTCTGATATTGAATTAAAAGAAAAAACAGATAGAGCAGAAGATGCTATCTGCGCTACAAAAGCTGCTATAAAAGAAGGTATAGTGTCTGGAGGAGGTATCGCGCTGTTAAACGCCGCAACAAGTATAGTACCAAAGTCAGATGGTGAAAAACTGCTCCTAGAAGCAATTAGAGCACCATTTAAGACAATACTAGAAAACGCTGGTATAACAGATGCGGATTTACCTAAAGCTAAAGGAAGAGGTCTAAACGTGGTTACAGGAAAAATGGTAAATATGATTAAGTCAGGTATTATCGACCCTCTGCTAGTTACCAAAAGCGCTCTTCGAAATGCAGCTTCAGTAGCGACAACTATATTATCAACTGATTGTGTAATCAATAATTTAAGAATTGATGAAAGCGATAGGTAGAAACTTAATAATAGAAAAAATAAAAGAAGGAACCACCGAAACAAAAGGTGGTTTACTTCTTGCAGAAAATCAACGTGAAGACATTCGTTACACTGAAGCTAATGTATTATCAGCTGGTGAACAGGTTGAAGGATTAAAAGAAGGTGATAAAATCTTCTTTGATAGACACGCTGGGCATAAGATAGAAATACACAGAAAAACATATCACGTTATTAAAGCGCAAGATGTAGTTGTTGTTTTATGAAAAGGCTAGACGCAGATGACATAAAAAATATGAATCTGTTTAAACATTATCGTATAATACGTAAATGGGCTTGCAGAAACAACGACCTTAACGATGCTGATCTAGAGTTATTGATATACTTAGATTGTATTGATATGTTTACAAAAAAAGATTTCGAAGCTGGTAGTTATTCCTATAGTTGGGATAACCGCCGCTGGAACCGTTTGCTGAAAGAAGGTTGGATAGTTGTTTGGAGAAAAAGAAATAGAACAACTCAAAAGTATCATATATACAAAACATCGTTTAAATGTAAGCATTTAATCAAGCATATGTATAGAATTATACTAGGTCAAGATGATCTACCAACTAGCAATCACAGAAACAGTATAATGAAGGGTAAGACGTACACTGATAAAGTTCTTATAACTTCTATAAAAAATGTAAACAAAGATAAAGATAGATAATATGCCAACATACAAACAAGACATTAAAGCTACAACTGGAAACTCACCAGTAAATCAGGTTGCTGGTGCTGCAAGCGGTTTCAATCCAGATCAATCCATGGCCGGGTACATGTTACAGCAAGGAGGTGGCCTTAGCGGAATGGTAGACTCTATGCAAAATTATAGAAATCAAAAAAAACAAGCACTCAACGCAAGTAAAGGCGTTGGAGTTCTTTCAGGAGCAGCTGCTCAACGATCAAGCCAAGCAGCTGGCGCAGTGCCTGGAAGCAGTAGTGATATATCAGAACTTAGCGATAGAGTTTCAGCTTTAGAAGGAAACCAAGATGTTACACAGCCAAACAACCAAGGATCAGCGGCGGGTGTGGCTAACGCAGTGTTCCCTAATTCAGCTCAAAACGCAGCACAAGGAATGTTTGGCAGCACAGATCAAAGACAAAACTCTGTAACACCTATACTAAAAAAATGCAATAAAAAATACTAATATGAAAAACATTAAAAACTTAAAAGTAGATCTATCAGGTCAGGTAGGTGAAAACGCTATTTGGGACGGACCACTTAGTAAAGAAGGTTTCCCAATGGGAAAAGGATCTAGTTCAGGCAAAGATGGATTAGAAGTTTCTAAATATCCGTGCGATAGTGGAGCTGGACCAATTACACAACGCGCAAAAACATATAAATAATGAGCTCACCATTTCAACAAAAATTTTCTAAAAAAAACCCTGTAAAAACATTTACTCTCAAGCAGCTAGAAAGACAAGCTAAAAAAGATGATAAAGAGATGTATAAAAACTCAGCTTTACTACCTCAAATAAACCAGGGAGATTATGACTACGAGTCTGAAGACGAGCAAGAGTTTCCAGGAGACGACACTTATACTTATAAAAAAAAAACTCAAGTAGATAGCCCTTTAGATTACGCTTACGTTTCTACAGCTCCACACTTTCAAAGACTTCAAGATAATATAGCTGCGGCTTTTACGCCAAGAGGCGGTAAAACAAAAGCTGACAAAGAAGCTGAGTTCAAAGGTGAAACTAAAAAAGTTTCAAAAAAGCTAAAAGAGACAACTGACAAAGGCTTCAAAGATTACAATGCTAAAGCAGAGTTTAATTCTAAATCAGGTAGTTTTTTTGATAAAGATGAAAGCAACTACTTTAATAAGTATGGACAATAATATATCGCAAGGACTAGGAGATTCAATAGAAAAGTTTACAAAAGCAACTGGTATTAAAAAATTAGCTGATAAGATACCAGGTGGATGCGGTTGTAATAAAAGAAAAGAAATACTAAATAAAATATTTCCTTATAAAAAATAAATATGGCTTTTAAACTAAACAATCCACCTTTCCACATGGACAACACTCCAATATATCGAGTAGATATGGAAGATGGTGTTATGGGAAAAGCTAATAATAATGGTTCTATAACCATAAATAAAGATTTACATCCAGATCAAGTAGAAGACGTAGTTGCTCACGAAAAAATTCATTTAGAACAAATGGATAGAGGTGATTTAGATTACGACGATGACAATGTATATTGGAAAGGTAAAAAGTATTCACGGGCTGATATGGAAGAAGGTGCTAAAAACCTACCTTGGGAAGCTGAAGCTTATAAACGATCTTAAATGAAGACATCTAAGACAGGTTATTTAAAAAACAGCCCTGACGTTAACAAGTCTCAAAATATTATATTAGGAGGCGATATAACAATGAAAGGAGTTGAGTTTAAAGTACTAGGTACTGACAACCGAGGATATACAAAAATAATGTACCCAGGATATGACTATAAATTTCCTGGCGCGAAATACGTAACAGAAACACCAATTAAAAAATAAACATTTGCAATTATATGTAATTATTATATTATAACAATTAAATTTAATATTATGAAAAAAATACTTATTACATTAGCTTTATTTTTTACAGTACTGACGTCTAAAGCTCAAAAAGCATTTGAAGGTGTTTGGGTTATGAATGATTCATCTTACAAGACTGTAATGCTAGCTAGCGACTACGCTGTGGTTAAAATTATTAATTATAGCTTTGAAGAAGATGCAACGCTTAACGAGGTAATACTGAAACAAACAGATACTACTATTACAACTTCAATATATAATCCAAAAAATGGTTATACTATTGGACTTTCATATACTATTATAAATGAAGACACGTTACAATGTGTTTTTAGTGGAGATAACACAGATACATATTTGCTTAAAAGAGAAAAAATAAACAACTAAATAAATTAAAAAAAAATGAAACCATTTACAAGTAAACACTCAATAGCCGCAGGGTCACCGCTTCACGTTGGAGGATCATATAAAGAATCAGCATTATTACAAACCCAAGAAGGTGAAAAAAACTATATTGTTAGAAAACACCCTAAAACTGGAAAAATTTTGAAAATAGATAAAAGAAGTCAAATATATAAAGAGTTCTACAAAGACAACGCTGGTCAAGGACCTGAAACCGCTAGTTTGGAAAAACAAGTTAAAACAGATGCAAAAACCGGAGAAACAGAATCTAGGTGGAAATAATAGTATTTAAGTGAAAAAAATAATTCAATGGCTATCAGGTGGTGTCATCAAGGAAATTGGTAACGTCATCGACAAGCTCACTACAACTGAAGAAGAAAGGTTAGAAGTGAAGAAGCAAATACAGCAGATACTGGAAGATGCAGATACTAAAGCTCAATTAGAAGTTAGTAAGCGTTGGGAAGCAGATATGAAGTCTGATAGTTTTTTAAGTAAAAATATTAGACCAATAATCTTAATATATCTAACTGTAATCTTTACGTCCTTAGCTTTCTTTGATGGTAACATCGGTGAGTTTGTATTAGCTAAAGAATACATACCAATATTTCAAACATTGTTAGTAACCGTTTACGGAGCTTATTTTGTAGGTAGAACTTTTGAAAAAGCAAAGTCTATAAGTAATAAATAGAAAAACAAGTAATAATAAATTATAAACAATTAAATTAAATCAAATGAGTAAAAAAATTACAGAAGAGCAATTAAAACAAATCAACGAAAGCCAAGATAAATTAATGGGTTTAGTTAATCAAATTGGTATTTTAGAATCACAAAAGCATGGACTTTTACATCAAGTGGCAGATGCTAACAAAGAGCTAGAAGATTACAAGCTTGAGTTAGAAAAAGAGTACGGTCCAGTTAATATAAACCTAAAAACAGGTGAATATGAAATTATTGAAGAAGATGCTAAATTAGAAAAAGCATAATATGTCTTCAATTGTAAGAAAAATAAGTATTGGTTCTGACTACAAAAATGACGCTATGCATTATTCTGTAGGTCAGCAAGTTTATGGGGGTCACGAGATTTCACATATACTTCTTGACGAGTCTGATAACTCTTACAATATCCACATTAAGAAAAACAACGAGGTAATGCCATGGAAGAAGTTTAATTCTCACATGGCAATATCCGTTGAATACGACTTGGAGTATTGAGGGGATTATACGATTTTATAGTAGAGCCATTAGGTGAAAAATACAGTAATAAAATAACAATAGCCGGTAAGGAGCTAGTTGTAAACACAAAGATTGAAGATTTTAAATTTGTTAATAGACTAGCTAAAGTAGTAGAAACACCTCAGGCTTTTAATACTGATATTGAAGTTGGTGATATAATTGTTATACACCAAAACGTGTTTAGAGTATTCTATGACATGAAAGGAAGAAAAAAGAAAAGTAGATCTTGGTTTAAAGATGAATGGCATTTTTGCGCTATAAATCAAATCTACTTATATAATAAAGGTGATAAATGGAGGTCTTTTGGAGACAGATGTTTTGTTTCACCAATAAAAAATACAGAGTCTTTAACGCTAGATAAAGAAAAAAGCCTTGTTGGTATATTAAAATATGACAATAGCTCCTTAAATGCGCTAGGAATCAACTCAGGAGACTTAGTTGGTTACACACCGAATGGAGAATGGGAGTTTTTAGTTGACGGCAAGAGATTATACTGTATGAAATCTAATGATATCGTAATTAAATATGAACACCAAGGAAACGAAGTTGAACATAATCCAAGCTGGGCAAAAAGCAGTTGAGGAATTAATCAAGGTAGCTAAAGAAGCTATCGTTGATTCAGATGACGATATATCAGCAGATAGATTAAAAAATGCTGCAGCTACAAAAAAGCTAGCTATATTTGATGCGTTTGAAATATTAAATAGAATAGAAGCTGAAGAGAATATGTTAAATGAAAAACCAGTAGAGGTTAAAGAAGAGAAATCTTTTAGAGGCTTTGCAGAAGGGAGGTCTAAATAATGTACGAGCAGACTTTATATAAAATACTTAAAGATCACGTCAAGCCTAAGGTTTTAAAAAGAACTAATAGGTATAAGAAGTGGGAGTACGGTTACAACGAGGAGCACGATATGGTTGTTATAAGTAAAACCGGCGAGATAGGTGAAATTTATGAAATACAAAATCTTGTTATAGCTTTGCCAAAAGAAAATGATGTTGTTACTTTTAAAGACAACAAATGGTCGTATACTGAATACCCAAAAGAATTAAGTAAAATTAAATCCGTATTTGACTGGGAAGAATACCCGTTAGATTTTAAAGAAAAGTGGTATGATTACATTGACAAAGAATTTACAAGGCGTGAAGAGGGTTTTTGGTTTATTAACAAAGACAAGCCTACTTATATTACTGGCACTAACTACATGTACTTGCAGTGGAGTAAAATTGATGTCGGGCAACCAGATTTTAGGGAATCAAACAGATTATTCTATATATTCTGGGAAGCTTGTAAAGCCGACACGCGTAGCTACGGGATGTGCTATCTTAAAAATAGACGATCAGGGTTTTCATTCATGGCATCAGGCGAGACCGTTAACCAGGCAACAATATCTACAGATGCTAGATTTGGTATACTGTCCAAATCTGGACCCGATGCAAAGAAAATGTTTACAGACAAGGTTGTACCAATATCAGTCAACTATCCATTTTTCTTTAAACCAATACAAGACGGTATGGATCGCCCAAAAACCGAATTGGCGTACAGAGTCCCAGCCTCGAAATTCACAAGGCGTAAACTCGACTCAAACGAGAAGCTACAGGAAATCACCGGCCTCGATACAACGATCGACTGGAAAAACACGGGAGACAACTCGTATGACGGTGAGAAACTAAAACTACTAGTACACGATGAAAGTGGAAAGTGGGAAAGACCTACCAACATATTAAACAACTGGAGGGTTACAAGAACTTGTTTAAGACTAGGTTCAAGAATTATAGGTAAGTGTATGATGGGATCAACATCAAATGCTTTAGATAAAGGAGGAGATAACTTTAAAAAACTTTACAATGATTCAGACGTTACACAAAGAAACGCCAATGGACAGACTCGCTCAGGACTCTATTCTTTGTTCATACCTATGGAATGGAACTACGAAGGCTACATTGATTCTTATGGCTTTCCTGTATTCAACACACCAAAAAAAGAAGTAGTAGGTCCTCTTGGAGACACTATAACTCAAGGTGTAATAGAATACTGGGATAACGAAGTAGAAGGATTAAAGCAAGATCAAGACGGTTTAAATGAATTTTATAGACAGTTTCCACGCACAACAAAACACGCGTTTAGAGATGAGTCTAAAGAATCTTTATTCAATTTAACAAAAATATACGAGCAAATAGATTTCAATGAAGATCTTAAAAACTCAATAAACGTTACTCAAGGGAGTTTTCAGTGGCAAAACGGAGAAAAAGATACGAAAGTTATATTTGTACCAAACAAAAGCGGAAGATTCAGGGTTTCCTGGGTTCCACCTTTAAATCTACAAAATCGTGTGATAATAAAGGGTGGATTGAAATATCCAGGCAACGAACACTGTGGAGCTTTTGGTTGTGATAGTTATGATATATCAGGCACGGTTGACAAGAGAGGATCAAATGGATCTTTACACGGTTTAACTAAGTTTAGTATGGAGGACGTACCTCCAAATCATTTCTTTTTAGAATATATAGCTAGACCACAAACCGCTGAGATATTTTTTGAAGATGTTCTAATGGCTTGCGTTTTTTACGGAATGCCTATACTAGCAGAGAATAACAAACCTAGATTATTATACCATTTTAAAAGAAGAGGTTATAGACGCTTCTCTATAAACAGACCAGATAAAAAATACAACAAACTATCAATAACAGAAAAAGAATTAGGTGGAATACCTAACTCAAGTGAAGATATAAAACAAGCACACGCTGCTGCTATTGAAACCTATATAGAATCATACGTTGGTTTAAAAGAAACTGGATATGGTGATATGTATTTTCAAAGAACATTAGAAGACTGGGCTAAGTTTAACATAAATAACAGAACAAAGCATGATGCTTCTATTAGTTCTGGATTAGCTTTGATGGCTTGTAACAAACATAGGTACGCTCCGTCTAGCCCAGTTAGAAGAGAAGCTGTAAATTTAGGTATTAAAAAATATGACAACAAAGGAGTCAATTCAAAAATTATAAGTTAAATGGGTATATATACTAACACTAATAGCGCTTTTCCAAGCCAAGTAGTAAGCGATGCTGAAAAAGCTAGCTGGGAATACGGAAACCAAGTTGCTCAAGCTATCGAGTATGAGTGGTTTAACCAAGGCAGAACTGGAGGTAATAGATACTTAACAAACTGGAACAATTTCCACTCGTTAAGACTATACGCTAGAGGTGAACAACCTGTACAGAAATATAAAGATGAATTATCTATAAACGGTGATTTGTCTTATCTTAATTTAGACTGGAAACCTGTACCTATTTTATCTAAGTTTGTTGACATTGTAGTTAATGGTATATCACAAAAGTCTTACGACATAAAAGCTTATTCTCAAGATCCTAGCTCAGTTAAAAAAAGAACTGAATATGCTAGCAGACTTCAAGAGGATATGGTGGCTAAGGAGTATTTAGATAATTTAAAGCAAACGTTAGGTATTGATTTACACCAATCACCAAGTGGTGTTACAGTTCCAGAATCTAAAGAAGAGCTTGAATTACATATGCAGCTTAGCTATAAGCAATCAATTGAAATAGCAGAAGAGGAAGCTATATCAACTGTATTTGCTCAAAACAAGTTTGACTTAGTTAGACGTAGATTAAACATGGATCTTACGACTATTGGTATTGCTGCTGGCAAAACTAACTTTAACACAGCTGAAGGCATTACTATTGACTACGTAGATCCAGCATATATGGTTCATTCTTACACTGAAGATCCAAACTTTGAAGATATATACTACGTAGGTGAAGTAAAATCTATAACAATACCGGAACTTAAAAAAGAGTTTCCTGGTATATCAAAGAGTGAATTAGAAAAAATACAAAAATCACCTGGAAACAGGCAATATATAACTGGTTGGGGTAATTATGATGAAAATACCGTACAGATTATGTACTTTGAGTACAAAACTTACCACAATCAAGTATTTAAAATAAAACAAACAGACTCAGGATTGTTGAAAGCTTTAGAAAAGCCAGACACTTTTGATCCGCCTGAAAATGATAATTTTGAAAGAGTATCTAGGTCAATAGAGGTTTTATACACTGGAGCTAAAGTTTTAGGAACTAACACTATATTAGACTGGGGTTTAGCAGAGAACATGTCTAGACCAATGGCAGACACAACTAAGGTTGAAATGAATTACACGATATGTGCTCCTAGGATGTATAAGGGACGCATAGAGTCTGTTGTAAGTAAATGCGTTGGATTTGCGGATATGATTCAACTAACACATCTCAAACTGCAACAGGTAATGTCTAGAATGGTACCAGACGGTGTTTATTTAGATATGGACGGTTTAGCTGAGGTTGATCTTGGCAATGGAACCAACTACAACCCGGCAGAAGCATTAAATATGTATTTCCAAACTGGTTCTATCGTAGGTAGGTCAATGACGCAAGATGGTGATATGAATCCAGGTAAAGTACCTATTCAAGAGCTTAATAGCTCTAGCGGACTTGGTAAAATACAAGCACTTATACAAACGTATCAATATTATTTACAAATGATACGTGATGTGACAGGATTAAACGAAGCAAGAGATGGAAGCACGCAAGATAAAAACTCATTAGTAGGTCTACAAAAAATGGCAGCTAACGCGTCTAATGTAGCAACTAGACATATCAAGCAAGCTAGTTTATATCTTACGTTAAAGCTAGCAGAGAACGTGTCTCTTAAAATAGCTGATGCTTTATATTTTCCATTAACAGCTGAATCACTTAAAAACTCTATATCAACTTATAACGTTGAAACGCTTCAGCAGGTTGTTGATTTAAACTTATATGATTTTGGTGTATTTTTAGAATTAGAACCGGACGATGAAGAGCAAGCTAAGTTAGAACAAAACATACAAGTTGCGCTAGGCCAAGGAGGTATTGACTTAGAAGATGCTATAGACTTAAGACAGATTAAAAATCTTAAGCTAGCTAACCAAATGCTTAAAGTTAAACGTAAGCAAAAAGGAGTTCAAGATCAAGCTAACCAACAGGCTAACATACAAGCTCAAGCTGCTGCTCAAGCAGAGACTGCAGAAAAAACAGCTATGTCTGAGGTTCAAAAGCAAGAAGCTATATCAGGTTCTAAAGTTCAATACGAACAAGCTAAAGCTCAAATGGAAATAAACAAAATGCAAATAGCAGCTGATTTAGAAAAAATTAAAATGCAGCAAAAATTTGAATATGATATGCAGCTTAAGCAAATCGAAGTTCAGGCAATGCAGCAAAAAGAAGCAGCTATAGAAGATAGAAAGGATAAACGTAGCAAAATGGAAGCTACACAACAAAGTGAAATGATAAGCCAGCGTCAAAATGATAGCTTACCTAAAAACTTTGAAAACGAACCCGATATGGGTATGCAAGCTTTCATGTAGAAAGTAAACAATTATTTAATTATATTATATTATGTCAGAAGTAAAACAAGAAGAACCTGTTAAGCAGGAGGGTGAGTTTAAACTTAAAAAGAAAACTCCAAAAAAATTAACTAAAACAAGTGACGAACCTGTTAGAGTTAACATTAAAGAACCTTTAGTAGAACTAGAACCAGAGGTTAAAAAGGTAGTAATACCTAAAGAGCAAGAAGAGGTTATACAGATCGGAGAAATAAAAGATTCTCCTGTGGAAAAACCAACCGTAGATGTAGTCGAAGACGTTAAAGAGTTTACTCCGATTAAAGAAGTTGAAGTAGCTAAAGTAGAAGCTGAAGTTAAAGAAGCATTAAGAGATGAAAAAGTTTTAGGTAAGCAATTACCTGAGAACATTGAAAAGCTCGTTAGCTTCATGGAAGAGACTGGCGGGACAATTGAAGATTATACTAGACTTAACGCTGATTACTCTAGCGTTGACGATAAAACGTTATTGAAAGAGTATTACAAAAAAAATAAACCTTATTTAGATAATTCAGATGTTGAACTTCTTTTAGAAGATTTTGACTATGATGAAGATTTGGATGAGGATAGAGATATACGTAAGAAAAAACTTGCGTTCAAAGAAGAAGTTGCGAAAGCTAAAGGTTTTTTAGAGGAAACAAAGGTTAAGTATTACGATGAAATCAAGTTGAGATCAAACGTAAACCCTGATACTCAGAAAGCTACAGACTTTTTCAACCGATACAATAAGCAGCAAGAAGCAGTTAAGCAACAACATGAGCAGTTTCAAGAAAGTACTAAACAACTTTTTAGCGATAATTTCGAAGGTTTCGATATTAAAGTCGGTGATAAAAGTTATAAGTATAATATTCAAAACCGTGATAAAGTTGCAGAAAACCAATCAAACATTAATAACCTTGTCGGGAAGTTCCTAGACTCTGATGGTAATGTTAGTGACACGATAGGTTATCACAAAGCTATGTACGCTGCTGACAACGTAGATAAAATCGCCTCTCACTTTTATGAGCAAGGAAAAGCAGATGCCGTTAAAGACGTTATGAACAAGTCTAAAAACTTAAGTGATACCAAAGCTAGGTCATCACAAGGTGACGTGTTCTTAAACGGATTTAAGGTTAAAGCTATCTCAGGTGCTGATTCTACAAAACTGAAAATTAAAACAAAGAAATTTTAACTAAAAAACACAAATTATGGCGAGTGAACTAACTCCAACATTTGGTAGTATTATCCCGAGTCAAAAGCAGGAATTGCTAAACTCTAACTACCTACAATTTAACAGTGACGCTACTGGCGACACTAACACATTTGCACAACAATACTTACCTGAGATCTACGAACAAGAAGTAGAGCGTTACGGAAACCGTACTTTATCTGGATTCTTACGTATGGTTGGTGCTGAAATGCCAATGACTTCTGACCAGGTAATTTGGTCTGAGCAAAACAGATTACACATCTCTTACGATGGATGTACTCTTCCTTCTTTATTAACTATTGATTTAGAAACTAACGGAACAACTATTCAAAACGTTATATCTCCAAGAGCTACTGTTGTGGTGTTAGACCCAACGACTGGTTTAGAGGCTAAATGTTTAGTGACTGACTCTGACACAACTACAGGTATAATTACTATACAACCTTATACTGTTGCGGATCTTACCGGCTTTACAGCTACAGGATTGAAAGTTTTTGTATACGGTTCTGAGTACCAAAAAGGTGGATCTATTTCAGCTGGTGCAACTGGAGCTAACACAGGAACTCAGTATTTAAGTGTTGATCCTCAGTTTACACAGTACTCTAATTCACCAATTATCCTTAAAAGCCAATACGTAGTATCTGGATCTGATATGGCTCAAATTGGATGGGTTGAAGTTGCAACTGAAGATGGAACATCTGGATACTTATGGTATTTAAAAGCTGAATCTGAAACTCGTTTACGTTTTGAAGATTACTTAGAAATATCTATGATTGAGGGTGAAAAAGTTGGAGCTGCTTCTGCTATCACTACTGGAAAAGGAACTGAAGGTTTATTCGCCGCTGTTAACGCGCGTGGTAACGTAAACGTTGGCTTTACAGCGACTGATGGATTAGCTGATTTTGATGCTATCTTGAAAAATTTAGATACTCAAGGAGCAATTGAAGAAAACATGTTATTCTTACAGAGACAAACATCTCTTGATTTTGACGATATGTTAGCCGCTATTTCAAACGGTAACAACGGTGGAACTGCTTTTGGATTATTTGAAAACTCTGAAGAAATGGCTTTGAACCTTGGATTCTCTGGATTCAGAAGAGGTTCTTACGATTTCTATAAGACTGACTGGAAATACTTAAACGATGCGTCTACTCGTGGTGGAGCTGGTGGTAATAACTCTGTTGAGGGTGTATTAATTCCTGCTGGAACTTCTACAGTTTACGATCAAGTGTTAGGAACTAACATCCGTCGACCATTCTTACATGTACGATACAGAGCTTCACAAGCTGATGATCGTAGATTGAAATCTTGGTTAACTGGTTCTGCTGGAGGAGCTTATACATCAACTTTAGATGCTATGGAAGTAAACTTCTTATCTGAAAGATGTTTAGTAACTCAAGCTGCTAACAACTTTGTTCTTTTCAAAGGAGCATAGTAATTTATCAATAATAATCCCTGCCTTCGGGCGGGGGTTTTTTTATATGACATTAGCCCCTTACTAGTTATATACTATGGCTATTGTCACAATTTTAAACTATTTAATTATATTATATTATGGCTAAAAAAGCTACAGCAGAAACAATCGAGGTTGCACCTCAAGAGGTAGCAGTTAAAACTGCACCACAAAAACCCACAGAACCAACGTGGGAAATCAAAGATAGAATATACTATCTTAAAGGTAATAAATCTCCTTTAACATTAACAATACCTAGTAAGCATACACGTAAGCATGCTTTATTATACTTTGACCCTAAGTTAGGCACGCAAAGGGAAATTAAATATGCAACTAACCAAAGCTCTCCACTTGTCGATGAACAAAAAGGGGAATGCACTATGGGTCATATAACTTTTCAAGATGGAGATTTAAAAGTACCAAAAGAAAAACAAAACTTACAGAAATTGCTTTCACTTTACCACCCATTAAAAGGTAAAATGTATGAAGAGTTTAGTGCTGTTGAAGAAGCAGAAGATCAATTAGATATTTTAGATCTTCAAATTGATGCTTTAAATGCAGCTAGATCAATGGATGTAGATCAAGCAGAAGCAATATTAAGAGTTGAACTAGGATCTAAAGTTAACTCAATGAGTTCTAAAGAACTTAGAAGAGACTTACTTTTATTCGCTAGACAAAACCCTGTATTGTTTATAAATTTAGCTAACGATGAAAATGTTATGCTACGAAACTTTGCCATCAGAGCTTCTGAGGCAAGTATAATTAAATTATCTCAGGATCAAAGAACTTTCACATGGGGATCAAACGGTAGAAAATTAATGAATGTACCATTTGACGAAAATCCTTATTCAGCTTTTGCGGCTTTCTTAAAAACCGACGAAGGTGTTGAAATTTACAAGTCTATAGATAAAAAACTATAAAAACAAGTAATACTATAGTAGCTAGGTCACTTTAAACGTGGCCTAACTACTATAATTAATAAAAACATAAAATGGCGGTAAGCGTAGACAAAGTATATAAGACGGTCTTGTTCATACTAAATAAAGAACAAAGAGGGTATGTAACTCCTGCTGAGTTCAACAGTATTGCAGAGCAAGTTCAATTTCAAATATTTGAATCTTACTTTCCAGACGGTAATCAACAATACCGTAAGAACCAACAAAATGCTCAAAATGACACTGAGTTTTTTGATATTTTTAAAGATGTTTCATATAAGCTTTATCCATTTGAAAAAGAAATAGGATTTAACTTCGATACTTTAGCTGATGGCTTTATTCAAGTAGGTGGAGATTCTATATATAAGATAGGAGAGGTTTTATCAAAATACGTAAACGTTAATCCTAGCGTTACATCTATAACTCAACTAACTAGCAAGAGCGATTTTAACAAAATAGTAAGATCTAAACTTACGGCGCCAAATAAAGAAAATCCTTTATTTTACACAACAAACTTAAACAACGGTTTAGTGTTAAAGGTTTCTCCAAAACCCGACACTTTAACTGTAAATATTCTAACGCTACCAGCTCCACCTTTTTGGAATTTTACAATTGGTACTTTAGGACAATATGTTTACACTCCAAATGGTTCAACTCAATTTACTTTAGATATATCAGAGCAAACTAATTTAATTGTTAACATATTAAAGTATTTTGGCATAGTGATAAACGACCCAACAATAATCCAAGTCGCTGAACAAGAAGCTCAGTCAATGGAAATTAACGAAAAATCATAACAAATGAGTTTAATTACAGAAACAAATCAACAGTATTATCAAGGTGCTGAAAGTTTTACAGGTGACGGTGTTAAGTTGTCTTTTCCAACTAGCTTTGATACAGATTTAATTTTAGGTAGTTATGATCCAGATACCGTAAACTATTCTTTAAATAACTTTAAACTATACACTAGCCAAACTGGTCTACCAGGTGATTATTCTGAATACACTGATGAGTTTACAGTAGTAAACAACGCTATAACTTTTGAAGCAGGCTCTGAACCAGCAAACGGTTTATACATAGTCGTTCAGTTAAAGAAGCTAGACGGGGGGTTATACGGTAGCACAATAACTGAAAAAGCTTATGGACAAGTCGTTGAAGACAATTACGGAAGTTACTCTTACATTAAATTAAGTGATGCTATAGATAACTTTATGGTTGGATACGTTGGAGGTGGTAAACTAATACAGTCGGTTAAAAAATCAGATGTTTTATTTTTTGCTAAAAGAGGCTTACAAGAGTTTAGCTATGATACTTTAAAAAGTATAAAAACATCAGAGCTAACAATACCACCAAGCCTAACATTACCGCTACCTCAAGATTATGTTAACTATGTTAGAGCATCTTGGACAGATAGACACGGTGTTAAGCATATTATATATCCGGCTAATAATTTAACAAACAGCCCATATTACACAAACATTCAAGACTCTAAAGGCGTACCAACTCAAGATAATTTTGGAGAAAATGTAGAGGGTACTTCTCTTATACAGGAAAGATGGCATAGTAATAGCGACGAAACATTGAACGATTACTTAGCTAACAACCCAGACACTTTAGGATCTAACTTTGGTGGTAGCAGTAATTTCTCAAGTGGAAATCCTAGGCAGAGATACGGCTTAGATCCTCAATACGCTCAGAGCAATGGTTATTTTAATTTAAACGAAAGAGAAGGTAAAATATCTTTTTCAAGCGGCTTAGTTGATGAGCTTATATTGCTAGAATATATATCTGATGGTTTAGCGTACGACACTGACACTAAGATACCTAAAATGGCTGAAGAGGCTTTGTATGCACATGTACTACACGCTATCATATCTACTCGCGCTAATCAACCTGAGTATGTAGTTCAGCGACTTAAAAGAGAAAGGTACGCTAAGTTGAGAAATGCAAAAATAAGATTATCTAATATAAAGACTGGAGAGATTACTCAAGTAATGAGAGGCAAGTCTAAATGGATTAAACACTAGAATTAAATGGCTAAAGTTACTAATACTTTTATAAAGAATAAATTAAACCAAGACTTAGATGCTAGGTTGCTCCCAAATGGAGAATACAGAAATGCTTTAAATATTCAGGTTAGTAAATCTGAAGGCGCTAATGTAGGTTCTTTAGAGAACGTATTGGGTAATGTCATAGTTAAAGATTTTGAAGCTTTAACAGGTGTTGATGATTTAATTTGTATTGGTTTTTTAACCGACGAATTTAACAGCACTGTATATTTATTCCTAACAGACAACCCTAAGTCAACAGACTTAAACCCAAATGCTTACAAGCCAACAGCGAATAACTTTATATTCTCATATAATACTTTGCTTGATGACACTAGCAACACAACTTTACTAGTTGAAGGTGCATGGTTGAACTTTTCAAAAAACTTTCCAATTACAGGTATTAACATCTTAGAAGGTTTATTATTCTGGACTGACAATAGAAATCAACCTAGAAAAATAGATACTACTAAAGCAAATCCTAGTAGACTAGCGAATCCAACACACTACATATCCGAAGATCAAATATCAGTTGCAAAATACAACCCATACGATCCAATCCAAACATGGAAAAAATCTACGGAAACAGGTTCTGAAACTTGGGCGGTTCCTTACGAATCAACTATGAAAGACGTTAGCAGTAAGTTTATGCCAAATGGCGGATCTGCAGATGTTATAGGTACTTATGCTGGTGGAACTGCTAATATTCCAATTTCAACAGTGAAAGGGGATATTCAGTTTACAGGTTCTAACGCTTACGATTCAAACTCAACAATTTCTTATATAAACTCTAACTCTGGAGAAATGTTTTCAACAGGGCTTTCAGTAAGTAACTACGATACTAGTGTAGATCCACACGAAGTATCTACTTCAGGTTCAATGCCTCCTTTACCTAGCGGCACAGAAATAGTGTTTAACGCAAATCCCTATTATAAACACTTGTTTGCAGGAGACCCAGATTACTTAGAAGACAGATTTATACGTTTTAGCTATAGATACCAGTTTGAAGATGGTGAGTATTCTATATTTGCTCCATTTACTCAAATAGCTTTCATACCAAAACAAGATGGTTACTTTTTATTTGTAAACAAAGAAGGAATACCTGAAAAAGATGATCAAAGTAATACTTATAGAAGTACTATTGTTTCTTTTATGGAAAACAAAGTAGATGATATAGAACTAAGAGTTCCTTTGCCTACTGGTTACACAGGATCAGACATCAGCGAAGGTTTGAAGATAACTAAAATAGATATTCTTTACAAAGAATCTGATGCTTTGGCTGTAAAAGTAGTTGATACAATAGATGTAGAAGACATAGAATTTGTTGATGATTACTTTTCTTATCAATATGAGTCAAAGAAGCCGTTTAAAACATTACCTTCAAAAGACTTAATAAGAGTTTTTGATGTAATACCTGTAAAAGCTTTATCTCAAGAGATAATTAGCAACAGACTTGTTTATGGAAACTTCCAAGACAAACACACTCCTCCAGACACAATAAACTACAGTGTAAATGTTGGAGCTAAAAAACCATTTAATTTACAAAATGGCACAGCCATTGCAGATTCTCAAACTGATTCTACCACGATACAGATTTCAAGTAATACTGGAACTATTTTAGTTGGTAGTATAATTACTAATTTATCATCAGGTGGAAACCCAGTAGTTGTTACTGACTTAGATGATATTTTAACTGAAATTACAGTAAGTGGACCAGTAACTATTGTACCATTTGAAGAGTTAATATTTGAAGCCGCTGCGGATGATACGCAGTACACGAGCACTGTAGAAAACCCAAACCACACTGTTAAGCAGAATAGAAACTACCAGGTTGGTATTGTTTTATCTGATAGGTTTGGAAGACAGTCTTCTGTTATAGTATCTAAAGATTCAATTTTATCAAAAGAAGATGGTGATGAGTTTATAGGATCAACTATATATTCACCATATCAAACAACAGCTGTAGAGCAGAATGAATGGCCAGGAGATTCGCTTAAAGTTTTATTTAACGATCCTATTGGTCCAGCTAATCCAAATACTACAACTGGTTGGCCTGGGTTATACAATGGAGATCCAACAAGCCTTAGCTACAATCCTTTAGGTTGGTATAGTTACAAGGTTGTAGTTAAACAAACAGAGCAAGAATATTACAACGTTTATTTACCTGGAATTATGGCAGCATACCCAGAGAGTACTACATTGGAAATAGGTAATACATCTCATGCTGTTTTAATTAATGACAACATAAACAAAGTACCTAGAGATTTAAACGAAGTAGGACCAGATCAAAAACAATTTAGAAGTTCAGTAAGGTTATTTGGTAGAGTGGAAAACACTTCCACAGAGATTACTTATATTGGAACCATACCTCAGGATGTTGGGTTATCAAACGATCAATATTTTCCAGGAAGAGAATCCGATACAGTATCAACGATATCTACATTAAACGATTTGTTTAATTACGATCCCAACGATCCACCACGCCCGGATTATTTCCCTCAGTTTTACTCATTTCTATCAAATCCTTTAGTAGCTAGAATTAGCACTGATGATAAAATAGGACAAACAGCTACAACTAACTTTGACACAGCAAGCGCATTGGTAGAAGCTGATGTTTCAAGTAGTTCTACTGTTAATTTAAAAAACGTTGTAGGTGATATTAATCCTTCAATGGTTGTTTTTGGTGGAGGACTACCTGCAGATTCTATTGTTATATTATGGACTCCAGGAGCTACCTCTGATATTGGCGTATTAACTTTTGACTCGCCTGTCACTTTAAAAACAGATGCTGTTTTAACTTTTGCTCAAGGATTTCCATCTCCAAACTACGGCACTATAGTAGATCCAGGTATTCAATACTTAGCTGTGTATGAAACAGAACCAGTAGAGTCTGAGCTAGATATATTTTGGGAAAGTTCTACAGCTGGATTAGTTAGTGACTTAAACTACTTAATACTAAACACTACAGGAGCAGGAGCAGCGTTTAGCTCTTTTAACACCAACGACTGGGACGAAACAATTAACTGGCAACCCGATCTTTCAGCTAACATATTAACTGACGATTTTACTTTGTTAGATACTTTTGGGCAAGAGGTTAGTAATTTTACCTTATCTATGCCTATTGTAAGAGATGGATCAAACGCAAATGTTACCAATTACTTTCAGCTTTTTGAAACAACAACTACAAATTATTATAACGTTAAAGTAACTGAGGATTATTGGGATAATATATATTTTGGAAGTGATCCTAATTTAATAAATTTTACCTTTAAATTTGTAAGTGTGGTTGATACAGTTTCAACTCCATTTTTAGAAATCGGTAACCCTAATAACATTGCACCAACAATATCAGCGTATCAAGATCGAATTGATGAACCTTGTGGAAGGGTCTATTATAAAAACAGAAATGTAATAAACATAGTAACAAAGTGGGGTAAAAACGGAGCAGGAAATCAAGAGTTGAGAAATAGAGAATTAGTTTGGGAGATTACATCTCAAGTGAATTCAAGTGGTGATCCTGTAGCTGCTAATCAATTATTCACACTAGATGTTGGTCAAGATGGATTTGGAACCTTAATAGGTACTCCAGACTATGTTAGTGAAGTAGTTCTTCAAAATTTACCTGATATTAATCAAAATCAAAATCGACCAGTGGATAAGTATACTATAGTTATGCAGCTTACAGATCCAGGGCAATCGACTGATACCTGTACTATTATTATAGAACAAAGAGCAACAAGTAGCGTAACGGAGTGGAGAAGCTTAGAAGTGTATGCACAAACCACTGAAGTTGGCACGCAGTCATATTACAACGTTTATGGTATTATGTTTAAAGTAGAAGCAAATGAATTTGGCGCAAATGAAGGTTGGTATTATAAAATAACCGAGGAAGTTCAAGAAAACGGTAGCCCTTCATCCGCAGCTTTATTATCAGATACAGTTAATAGCGGCGCAATAGGTATAGTTCAAAATTCTTCCAGCAGCGGCCCATCGAGTAACTATTATAGTAACGCGGCCACACCGTCACTAGCGGCTGCCGATTTTGAAGCTTTAGTAGAAACCAACAACATACCTAGTAGTGGTTGGCTAGGAGCTCAACGAACTTTGGGTACCCAACAAACAAACTTTCAAGGATATGAAGTGGAACTTTTGTAAGCTAAGGAGTTTATAAGTAAAACATGTAATAATTAATTTATGGGAGCAGTAATAGAAGTTAAATATTTTAACAGCTTTGTGTTAAAGAAAACCATCCAACCACAGGAACAACCTGTTTGGAACGGTTCATTTGGCATACCTCAAGAAAACGGAGGTTACCCAGTGGTTGCAGATACATCGCAATCTAATAACTGGGCTATTGAAGAAGCTAGAATACGAGGCGGATATAACAACACTAACGTTGATTATGGAGTTAAAGCGTACCTAGTTGAAGAGGAACCAAATTCGTCTATAAGATTTAATTCTTTGATATGGTCTGGAATATTTAATTCTAGAACAGGTATAAACAACACAAACGTATTTTCAACAGGAACTAGCATAACTAAAAGTGCAGATCCAGCAGATGGTTCTATTCAAAAGCTTTACGCAGAAAATACTAACTTGACTATTTTTCAAGAAAGAAAAGTTAGTAGAGCTTTAATTGATAAAGATGCAATTTATTCAGCAGAAGGAACTAGTAGTGTAACATCGACTAATTTAGTTATAGGGGTTATACAACCTTACGCTGGTAGGTTTGGAATAAGTAGAAACCCTGAAAGCTTTGCTGTTTATGGTTTTAATAAATTCTTTTCAGATAAAAATAATAATGTAATACTTAGGTTAGGTCAAAACGGAATAACTGAAATATCAGCTTCTGGTATGAAAGATTACTTTAGAGATCAGTTAAACGCTATAGATAATCCTGGAGGAGCAGAGGGTTATGTTAGAGGTGGTTATGATATTTACAACAATAAGTATATAGTATCAACTCAACAAAACATTCCAAATCCATCATACAACACATTGTCATGGAGTGATTCTATTGGCGGATGGACAAGCTTTTTTAGCTACCGTCCGGATCAATTGTTTAGTATAAGAAATAACTTTTACACAGTTCAAGACGGAGGTTTATATAGACATCACGACAGTGGAGTTAATAGAGGTCAGTTCTACGGAGTAGATACACCTAGTCTTATAACGTTTGTATTTAATCCAAGCCCTACGGTTTCAAAAACTTTTAAAACAGTTTCTTATGAAGGTAGTAACGGCTGGAAAGTTGCTTCATTCGCGTCAGATGGCACGGGTCAAGATTTTGATTTACCAGGTAATTCCTGGATAACAAACCAAGATGTAACCACAATACCTAATAACTTTGATTTATATGCACCAACATCAGTACATAGTTATCTAGAGGGTGAATATGTTATTAATCCAGCTGATGGCCAACCTGTGGTTAGACAAGATTATTTAGCTACATTTGGAACTATAAGACCTGCTTTGAATAAAGAGTACGCTGGTTTTAATAGAAAAGAAAATAGCTATGCTTCTAACTTAGTTAATTATAGTAATCCAGAAGATGGTGAGGTAATATCTGGTGAGCAAGTTGCTGGTATTAAAGGTTATTTTTCAACAGTAACTTTCTTAACTGATGCCGTTACAAACGTTGGAGCTGAGAAGCAATTATTTGCAGTTAGCTCTGAGTTTACTCAAAACAACGGCTATTAATGAATAAGCTTAGCAATTTTACTAAAAAGCTAGAAACATTGCAAGAAGTTTTAATAGCTAACAATGATAAAGATTTTATATACGGCGATGGTGAAGCTCTTGTAGATAATGAGGACTTTCCTATAAAGCATAACTTTTCAGATCAATTATACATGAGAGAGATGAAGATGAAAGCTGGAACATTTGTTGTAAGCGCTATGCATCATACGGATCATTTTTGGTTTTTAATGACGGGTAAAATACAAGTTACAACAGACGGGGAGACAGTAGAACATATAGCACCTTGTTTTGAGAAGTCTATAAAAGGTGCTAAAAGACTTATAATATGTATAGAAGACTGTGTATTTATAAACGTACACAAAAACCCATCTAACGATCAAAACTTAGATAAAATAGAAAAAAACTTATATTCTTTTACTATAGAAGAGTATGTAAATAAAGAGAAATTATGGCAGGTATAGTAACGGCAGGCATTATAGGTGGAGTTGCATCCATAGCTGGAGGGCTTTTTGGCGCAAGCTCGGCTAAAAAAGCAGCAAAAGCAGCAGCAAGAGAAAAAGCTCGTCTACAAAGAAAATTAAACAAATTAGAAGAAAACAGACAAGATGTAATAAGTCCTTATGAAGACGTAACAAGTCTTAGTGGTATGATAAGTAATCCATTTGCAAACTTGTCAGTTGCAACAGGAGCGGCTGAAATGAAAATTGAAGAGGCTGATATATCTTTAGCTAATACATTAGACACGGTAAGAGCAACAGGTGGAGGTGCTGGTGGCGCTACGGCATTAGCTCAAGCTGCTTTACAGTCTAAGAAAGGTGTTGCAGCTAGCATTGAGATGCAAGAAAAAAGTAACGAAGACAAAAGAGCTCAAGGAGAAGCAAATGTTCAGCAGCAAAAAATGGCTGAAGAGCAACGCGTTCAATCGGCTGAAGCAGCTGGAAAACAGTTTGTTTTTGGAGCTACTGAAAGTAGAGAACAAGGTGCTATAGATAGAACTTACGCAGAGATGACGGGCGCAGCTCAATCTCAAGCTCAAGCAAAAGCAGATCAAACAGGCGCTATTACAGGTATGTTTGGATCACTAGCTTCAATTGGTGGTGGAATGTTAGGATAATTAAAAAAAAAAAATGGAAAAAAACTTAAATCAAAACCTTTCTTTACAGCATTTTAACGAAAGTGACGCTATTGCTTATAATGAAGGTTTCATTTCAAGTACTAGTGATTATAATTTTCAGCTACTAGACAATGCATATAGAAACACAGGTAGAATATATGCTAAATTAAAATTAGCTATAGAATCTAATAAATGCCAGAATGAGACGTGCTCTTTAGAGTTAGCTGAAATAAAGCATATGGATCAAGCTCCACAGTTGTCTTTAGATTTCTTGTCTTCTTTAATGGCTGAGCTTAGTGTTACAGATGAACCTAATTTTGACCCTAATAACAACTATAAATACACAGCTGCTAACAGTGTATTAAATGGTAGACCTGGTTTCTCCAAGTCAGATGGCTACAATGTTTATTTAGATTTACTACCTGGAGGATCTCAGCAAATAGTTTTTATTGGACCAGCGTTTGAATACCCTTTAGTTATAAACAATACAGCTCTTAGTTCTTTAAACAAAGCAGAAACTTCACTAATAGCTTCTACGCCGGACGTATCTAAAGACATGCTAAGACTTCTAACTGAAGTCGGTATATTCTCACCAGATATGGTTGGTGAAAATGGAGAGCTTTCAGCTGGAGCTAAAATAACTCAAGAATATGTAATTATGAATCCTGATGGAACTCCTGATTACGAGATCATAGACATTGGAAATGGAAAAGGTAGAAACACACTTAAATACGATTTAGATAAAATTGAAAAGAAAGTAACTCCGTTTATAAACGCTGAGGTTGCTGGTTTACTGAGCTCTGAGCAAGACGCGGTTGCAGCTTGGAACGTTTATATATCTAAAGGTACAAGTGCTAAAGAGGACGATCAGATGGCTCAGAACGCTAACGCAGGAGATAGCTCTTGGAGCTACACAGAAGACCTACCTCTTATGCAAGATAAAAAAGTTTTATTTGAAAAGAAATATAAAGAATACTTTATGAATAATTATCTGAAACAATTTACTACGAACCAATTACCTACGGTTCAGGCAGACGCTGCGGTGTTTGATTTAGCTGAAGCTAAGAAAGCTAAGGCTCAGAAATTTTTGAAAGATAACGAATTAAATTAAGTTAAATGAACGAATTAGAAACTTACGTAGCTTCACTACAAGATCAAGGTTTATCTGTAGATGAGATTAAAGCTAAAGTAATAGAGTGGAAAAAAATTAACCAGCCAGCTACTGAAGAGGTAGTTGAAACTGAGGTTTTAGAGGAAGTGGATCTTGGTAAAGTAAAGACAAAAGACGGTGCAGTGGGTGCAAGTGCTCCGTCGGTAGGACCACAACCAGCACCAGAGCCTACGGAATTAACATTGGAAGATGGTTTTTCGGTATCACCAGAAGTTGAAGAGGTTAAAAAAGAAGATGAAAAAGAAGGTATATATTATAAGTTTGATACAGATGAAGAGCTAGATAGAAAAAGAGAAATAGCTACAATGTCTTTTGGCGAAAAACTTTTAATTGACTTTAAAAAAGGAAGTACAACTTTAGGTGAAATGATAGCTTCTGTTCCAGAAACTATATATGATATATTTGCTTTACCTCAAAACTTGTTAGCAAATGCCACCGGGTTAGACATAGAAGCTAGTTCTGAAAAATTTAAAGAAAAAACTGGATTAGAAAACCCTGTGTTAGAGTTTTATGAAGCAGAAAGCGCTAAACTTCAAGAATCACAAGACATATACAATAAAGCCAACTATGATCACCAAGGTATCTACAAAAACTTCGAAGAGGGTAATTATGTAGATGGTTTTAAGCAATTAGCTAGCGGTTTAGCTGAAAGTGCACCAGTAAGTATGTCTATTATGATTGGAGGTGCTGCTGTTAGCACAGGTAAACTAGCTACTGGTAGTACAATAGCTTTTGCTGGTCCAGAAATAAAAGAACAAAGAGAAAAAAATGTAGGACAATCTGAAGCAGAAAATATTATAAAAGGCTTAGGTTTAGCAGGGGCTGAAAGTGTATTTAGCTCTATAGGAACTGGTACTATAGGTAAAGTCTATAAAGATATATTAATAAAAGAAGGTAAAGAAGAAGGCGTAAAGATATTTAGACAGGGGCTTGTAGATATGTATAGATCTGCTTTAACTAAGTTTGGAGCACCAGCTTCTATGGTTGGTGAGGGCGTTGAAGAGGTTGCTACTACTATTACTCAAAATATGATAAATGGAGTTGATCCATTTGAAAACGTAGCTGATTCTTTCATACAAGGAGTTGGTGGTGGTTTAACTTACGGAGCTCCAATTAACTCTGCTCAAGCAGTTAAAGCTGTTAAGTCTGGTATTACAAACTTAAATATAAACAAGGAGTTAAAAACATCTGATTCCAATAATGTTATAGAAGCTTTTAACCCAGAGACACCAACGTCTGAAGCTGAAGTTAAAATATCTCAAATTCCTGGATCATTAAACGCTATAGATGCTAAAGCGGATAAAAAAGTTGAAGTTGGTGATATAACTGTAGATCAAGCTAACGATGTTAAATTAAGAGCTAGAGAAGTTCAAGGATCTGTTAATAGACTAAAACCATTAGGTATAAGTTTAGAAAATCAACCAGCAATAGTTGATTTAATGATAGAGCAAAAAAAGCTAAAAAACACTATAAAGCAAGTAGATAATTCTAGTCTAACAAAAACAGAGTCAGAAAGACTTAGTGAAATAGATAAAGAATTAAGTGATATAATAGTAGCTGACAAAACTGCTAAGGTAGAAAAAGGAGCTAAAGTTATAGCTGAGCAAGTTGGAACTGGTTTTGAAACTTTTGAAAATGAAGCTGATGTAGCTTCTGCTATAGAAACTTTAAAAGAGCAAGGTGGAAACATTGATACTAAAAGCTCTGAAGACTACGGTACATTTGTAGTAATGCCTGATGGCAAAAGAATTATAATTCTAAATAAAGAATCTGCAGCTCAAGACAATGTTATGACAACTGCTCAACACGAGGTTGGTCATGCCGTTTTGTTTGAAACTGTTAAAAATAAACCTGAAGCTGCAATAGCTTTGGGTACATCTCTTTTAGAAGAATTAAAAAACAGTAAAGACATAACATTTACTAGCTCTAAGTTTTTAAATAGATTTAATCAGTATGTTGAAGATGCTGATATATCCAAAGCAGATACTATGGAAGAGGTTTTAACTCTTGCTAGTGAAGGATTAGAAAGTGGTGACATTGTTTTTAATGAAAAAGCTACAACTAAGATAGGTGATTTTATACGTAGAGCTTTAAGCGCTATGGGTTTAAACGTTAAGTTTAAAACTGGAAAAGATGTATTAAACTTTGTTAGAGACTACAATAGAAGCGTACAAAAAGGTAAGGGTCTTTCTAAAGGTCTTGAAAAAGCAGCTGTCGAGGGTGCTAAAGTAGACATAAAAACTCCAACTGATATAGAGGCTGAGATTACAGAAGTAGTAACTAAAGAAAGTAAAAAAGATACAGGCGTTATAGCATCTACTAAAGTACAAGAAATATATGACGCTCAAGGTGAAGCTGGTGCTTTTGATATTATAGATCAATTTAAGCCCATAGTAAATAGAATAGTAGAGAAAAGAAGAGACGCTCCTAATTTTGATCGTCAACTTTTAACAGACGAAATTGAAACAGGTAAGCGTGGAATATTTGATTTAATTAGAGAATACAAACCTGAATCAGGCGTGCCATTAGCCGCTTATATAAATAAGTTTTTACCAGCTAGAGCTATTGAAGCTTCTCAAAGGGTTTTAGGTGAAGAGTTCACTAGTGACGTTACAGAAGCTAGAGGCGTTATGGCAGAAGAGGTAGAAACTGAAGCTACTGAAAAACCTGTTACTAGAAAAATAAAGCCAAGCTCGTTTATTTCTAACGAAGCTATTACTAAAATTAAAGAGCAAGTACAAGAGAAGATTAAAGGCATCGATCCTAAAAATCTAACGTTTAAAAAACTTGGTGACTTAGCTCCTGAAATTATTGCAGCTGAAATTGGTATACCAGTTAAAAAGCTCACAGTAGCTACAGCAAACCTATCAAAAGGTGATGCTACAGCTATTCAGCAATTTGTCAATAAGAACGCAGATAAATTATTAAAGATATTACCAGAAGGGGCAGTGATAGAAGCTGCAACAGAGAAGCTCTTAGGTACGTCTACTGGCGTGCCAAAAGGTTTACTTAATGCTTTTTATACTAAACAAGCTAGATTAGGCAAAGGAGCTGGACTTGCTCCGTTTAAATTAAACAAAGGAATTAGTAAAGCTGATTTCCTAGAAACATTTGGTATTGTTGAAGGTAAGAAAGCTGAAGGGTTTGATGCTAGATCACCACAAGCTCAAGCTTTGAAAGGTATTGCTAGTTTATATGGTAAGTTAGTAACTAATGAAATCGTAAGATCTGATACAGATTTAAGCTTAGAAGCTAAGCAAGATGTTGCAGCTGGTAAAAGTAAAGCTATGGCTAGTAAAAGACCTGATATTAAAAGTAGGTTTAATACAGCATCAACTACAAAAACAGGTGG